TGGGTATTCTGCGATCCGCTCTTGCGAATCAAAGAAATTAGAGGTTGGTTGACAACATATAAACAAGTCTTTAAATCAATCAGACTGTCGGGAGTCGCTCCCAACTATGGTCTCCTTGCTGAAGGGTCTGGACATCGTGTTACTTTTTCTCGGACGATGTGGGAACAAAGTTCACTTGGTCGTGATGACGAAGATCGTGCCTATTACAAATCCGTTTCCTCTGCTCTTGATGAAATCGACGTCGCATTAAAAGGTTCGCTTCTCGAAGCTAACTTTTTACCTTATTTGAAGACAACTGCTGAGGGTAAATTCAGTGTCACTGAAGTATTCAATTTCCAAGCTTTGATGTCTATCACCGGATTGACGGGATTCGGAGGCACGAAAACCGACGACACTTTTGTCGCAAAGGATAAGTCGAACAAAGAAAACGTTGTTGTCCACGCTCCTTGTGATCTTCACCTCAGCAATTTGATGACTAATCTCGTGACTGCAACAGCAGATGCTAATCGAGTTCCTACAGTGAAAGAGTTTAGGGAGGCTATTCCGAAGATCGTTACCTCTTCCTCTTCTGGGGAGAAAGGTGTTTCTTTCAGAGTACACGCTCCAGGTCTAGGTTTGGAAGGTTCTGACTCTGTTGTTTACTCTAACAACACGAAAGCGGGTGTGCTACTTACTGCACCTCAAAAGTTATCAGTCGATAATATTCGTCCATTTACTGAAGACAATCCTGGTGATACAGCTGGTAGAGTGGTTCCTGGTGGGAGAGATAAGCGCCTTATCTTTCTGATAAAAGTATCGCAGTTTGTTATGGAGTGGTGGTTTGCTGCCTTCTTTGAGAGGGGTGCTGCTGCTACGCCGAAAAGAGTTGGTGAACCGAAAGATGCTTGGTCTCTCCTTTCAGCCGAAGGCATTACTGATCACGTTCGCGGTATCATCTCTACCCGTGATCCTTCTACTGTTAATGTTGCCAGCGATTACGCTTCTTTTGATTTCAATTTGACTCACCATCGAAGACTTGCAGCTGCAGAGGGCTTCAAAAGAGGACTTGAGGCTATAGGGTTTGACGGACCTCTGGATTTTGGGAAGTTAGGTTCCGTTACTAGTCTGGCAGATCTTATTGATCATTTGTGGTTTGATATTCTCAAAGATGCTGTTTTTCAAACCGACAAAATCTCACTCGACGAACTCAAGTCAAGCGTTAAATTTGAGGTCGATATGCTCTTATCTGGAGAACGAGTCACTGGCGTCTTTGGTACCGCGGTCAATCATTCGATGTGGATGTCTTTCGAAGCTGAGTTCGAAGCTGTCATGTACAATTTGTGGATTAGGATCACTCTCCTCGCT